AATACTTCTTCTGGGCCGAACCGCTGGAAGCATTTGAATGCCATCTTCAGAACCTCCGCTGCATGGCTCAAGAACTTGTCCACCAGGAACTGCTGCCGGACTTGGCTCATCTGTGAGCCTTCATCCAGTCCAACAATCCTGTCAGCTAGATCCGTCAATGTTTTTTCCATCTCGACGGAACCCTGATTGAAAGTTGGTGTCGGAGCGAAGTCCAGGTCCCCCTTACGACGGTACGGAATCATCCGACCCGGTCCCCAGTCATTCGGAGCTTGCCCTACTGGGTGCAATATAGGAGGAAGGGTAGCGAGACTATTTCTATCAATTCTGGAATCTCGCTCCACCTTTACTTGGTTCTGTATGCTTCGCAGTATACTAGGTATGGACTGAGCATCGTATAGACGCTTTGTGTCCTCTGATAAACGAGTCACTACCACGGGGTAATCCTCGTAGCCGTTCATTAACTCGAACTTAGCATAACCCGGAATATCAGCGGTACCAGTGAACTCCTTGTGGAATACAGTGCAGTAAATACCTTCTGAACCATCCTCTTCGTCGATGAGACGTTGGTAACCGTACACAATTTCGATTAGTTCTTCGGCCTCGTAAGCGTTATCGGATAGACTGATGGACCGCCGGCCCTCTTTCTCTCTTTCGATTGAATAAATCTTTGTGCCTCGGTACTTGTCGATAACGTGTTCAACGAAGTCCTCGTCCCATCCGTCAGTGGCCACTTTGTTCTGTAGCTCCTGCGGAGTATAGTAAGTCCGCCAGAAACAATAAGGTGAACGCTGCGGGTCAGTTACATAAGGCGGAAAGAAGAAGTCCCCGTCCGGGGCAAGTGTCTTGACCTCGGGTGCATTGACCTGACGGCGAACAATCGGGAGTTCCGCTGTTCCGTTCTTGCGTAATTCTTTCAGGGCCTTCTTTGCTCGCTTCTCGCTTACACCATCAAAAGTATTCTGCAAAAGAATCACGAGTTCTGTGTCGGACTCCCCGGATTCAATCGCACGGTAAACGTCCGGGCTGATCTGAGCAATCTGCTGTAGATCAATCTCCTGCTTGAAGCTGCGGTCCTCGCGATGCCATCCAACGTAAGTCAAAAGAATGCCACGCTCCAGGAGGTAGTTCGCGCCTAGTTCCATTTCACGATAGAAGCGCGGGATGTACCCGGAGGATACCATCCACTTCAGGAAACTCGATACTAGTTTACTTCTAGCGATGTCAGTACTCTCAACCGGGAACGCCCGAACATTGGAGCGTTTCAATGAGGACATGAACAATGATACTAGACGAGTAATGCGTTCATCGATAACATGGCACTCAATATCGGAGGCACCCTCCCAGGGAAAAGCATCCGAACCGTGCTTACGGTGGTCACGGCTCTTGCCGGGCCAGAAGTTACGGCGATCATCGTACGAAGTACGGCATAGATCAAAGTACGCCTCGAGTTCGTTTACGGTTTGCTCGTATGCGTAATTAAGAGTTTTTACGTCGGGTTCATCCGACAAGTAGGTCAGAGCCTCTGATACTGAATCATTGTTCATTTATTTTGGATGGGATGGATTTAATCAATCGCCTAATGTATGTCTTGGACACGCCAATTCTATCATATAGGTCCTCAGTTGACATAGGCACCTGAGTCTCGTGCTTAACGTGACGCTTCAGAACCTCAAAAGCCATGAAGCGATCCGATTGTTCCCTGCACCAATTTTGGCTTTGAGTTACGTCATCATGCTTTGACATATCGATAACTGACTCCTGACTCATCCTCAATTGCCTCAAAGGTAATACTCTTGCCTACCATTTGACCCTGCCACCTACGGGGGATCATCACGGGTACGCGCTTGCCTATTTCTTTTGAGTAAACGTAGTTATATCTTGGGTTCGGGCATTCTGATAGCACCTTGCCAATGTAGTTATGCGGAATGATCTCATCAATGAACAAACCATCCTCGACGATTGACTGCCCCTCCTCGGACAACCAAGTATTCTTTCCCTTGCCGGTTATGTACTCCGCTGGGACTTTTTCTTGTAGTATTTGAAGAGCCTCATCGAAGCTGACCTCGTAATCATTAGCTATTTGAGTTAACTTTACCTTTGGCATTAGTACCCACCTCTGTCTTTCATTGTTGTTTGCATATCGGAGTTACTGAAGTAATCCGGACCCATACCACCATTTGACATACGCAGGTAGCGGAGCGTATCAAAGAAATCCTTCAGGGCCTCGTCACTTTTGCCTGAAGCGTTATAGCTGATGATGCTTTCAATAAGATTGCCGCAGTCCTTGTGAACGTAGCACCTTGGCCGGTTAGCCTCATCAATATCGTAGTTCGGGTTATAGAAGAACCATTCGTCCAATGCAGTGGCACCAATCTGCTCAGTCTGACCATCGGACGGAATAAAGCTGAAGCCGTAATCATAGAAGCTAGTGAAGAGGTCCGTATTGTTTTCATTCTCCTTCGCAAAGAAACGGGAGTCCCCGATCCGTTCCATGACCTCAATGCCGAGTTCCTCCTCGATCTCCTGAAATAGTTCGCAGTACCTTTCAACGTCGTATCCCATCTTTTTTGCTGCTGGGCCGTACCGCCACTTAGGGTCACCGAACAATGCCCATTCCCCGTAGGTGTCCCGATCCGGCCATTCCCTGCGAATGAATACTTCCTCCTCCTCGGATACTCCGGCCCAGATGCTGACGTAGTTCCGGGCGAATGCCGGGTCAACGACCTGATACCATGTAAGTGAACCCTTGTCCGGGAATATCATACCGTACTTGTTGGGTTCCTCGGAGAGGACATTGACCTCAGGACTGAAGTTCGGGATCAAAGAAGTCATTGACTTCGTTGGTAATCCATAAGCCCGGACCATGATCTGATCCTCGGATGAGTTCTTGAGGTCCTTAGCAATTCGTTCGTAACCGCCGAATGGGTTCTCGTCCGAATGCAGATAGACCACGCCGGCATCCCTCTCCGGACTGTACTGACGAACCGGAACTTCGCGGTCCAATAACTCCGCTGTCCGACTCTCCAGTGTTTCCGCACCCTTGAGGTAATCCGCTACGAAGGGTGTATAGCCATCAATCGGAGTAAAACCCAGTAGCATTTTGCTATTTCGTGTAGCAAGGCGGAATCGTAATGTATTCACCAATGCAGCATCACCGAGGTACTCATCGAGCCACGCACCAATATTCATGCTTTGCGCGGACTTAAAACCGAACTCGAAGCCCTCCAGGATAGTCTGATTATTTGAGAACTGTGTATACGTCTTGAAATCTACACGGGTCCTCGTATCCGGAAAGATGAACGAATTCGCAGTAAAACCATTCTGCATACTGAAATTGATGTACCCTTCGATACTCTTGGTCTTGCGCTTGAACTCCTTCGGCATCATTTCCCAGATAGCAGCTTGCTGCACCTTGACGGATGTATCCGCATTCTGTGAAAAGCATACAACGTGACCATCCTGGTTTTCGGTTACGGCCTTCATTACTAGCTTGGCGCATCCAGTTGTCTTTCCGGATCGGTTACCGCCGAATGTAATTACTTCGTCGTACTCATTTAATGCATCCTGTATCCGGGACCATCCCGCTAGATCAAAACCATTACGCAGGGGATCCTCTTCGGCGGCCTTGATGCGTCCTTCGTGGGCCTCATGCAACCCGGCCAATAGCTTCGGGTCCAGTTCACCTAGTTGAACAATCTCCTCGTCAGTTGGGGCTTTTAATATGGGGTGCTGTGTAAAGACTAATTCCATTCATCCGTTTCTTCGTCATCGGCTGTTTCCCAGTCAATCTCGAAGTTTATGTCATCGAAGCCATCCTTCATCTCGCTGCTCATCTCCCGGATCAGCATTTTTCCAATTGGTAGATTGGTATAATCATAGAAAAGCATCCCATCGTCATCCATGACGGCGAACAAAAAGTTCGGGAAATGCTCCCCCAGTATTCCTCGTACTTTATCAAATGTTTGATCGTTTTCTTCATCAATTATCGACATCTATTACCTCCGCATCCTGTGCTTGTTTTATTCGTTCCCGGGCAGCCCGAATGGTTGCCTCGTACTCATCCTGAGTATATACCTTGCGGTCCTCGGTAATCTGTGTGGCCTCGCCCCTAGCAGTCAAAGCCTCGCGGGCAGCATTTGATTTCGCTATGCTGATTTCTTTTAGGTCCCGGAAGGATACCTCCATCTCCGGATCCGTCTCCATCCGGTCCCGGACCTTGTCAATAAGGTCCTCCTCCAGGCTGGAGAGATTCAAATAGTTCTTGGCCGC